AATTTCAACGCAGCTTGGCCGACGATCAAGAAGTCTGAAACCGGTTCTCACGCATGGGGCAGAAAAAGATCAGCCCGCCCGATTACGACCTGCGCCTGCGCACGGAGCACACCTTCCATTCGCGCGACTGGATCGGAGGTGAGTTTTGACGCCGCTTGCGCTTGGTTTGAACGCCTACAGCCGCAGCTTCGCCAAGACGCCGCAGATTCGGCTGGTGAACCGCTATTTCGAGGAGAACCCCGCCAACCGACAAGAGGGCTCGGCGCTGCTTTCACGGCCGGGCAACGCCTTCGGCGTGACCGTCGGCGCGGGTCCGATTCGCGCCACGTTTCAACAGCCGGGGTTTTTCGGCGGCGACCTGTTCGTGGTCAGCGGCGAGACTTTGTACCGCTACGCCCGCGGCGGGCAGCCTCGCGCCATTCGGGGAGAAATGGCCGAGGGGTTCACGCCCAAGTTCGCGCCGCAAGTCGGGATCGGCTATCAGCGGCTTTGGGTCAGCGACGGACAGGCGCTGCGCTATTATGACGGCCTCCGCTTCGGCGAGGCGACGTTGACCTTGACGCTGGGACAGTCGCCGCAGGTCATCACCAACAACATTCGCGTGCGGATTGGCGGCATCTACTACCGCTTCGGCGCCGCCGGAGGGGCGGGGACGCTGGCCTCTCCCTACGGCGTCACCGTCGGCGCCAATGACAGCGCCAGCCTCGCCAATCTGGCTGCGGCCATCGACCAGAACGGGATTGCACACCCGGACGTCACCGTCGCCGACCTCACCTCCACCACGCTGCGGGTACGCACGCGCACGGTGACGGAAGCGCCGGGCGCGACCATTCTTGCGGTCACGGACGTGACCACCACCAACCCGGTTGCGCTGCTGACCTGGAGCGGGCCGGCTCTGGCGTTCGGCTCGGAGCTGCTGCGCCAGATCGCCACGCCCGACGACGTGGCCATCGCCGACGTTGCGGCGTCCGCCAGCCATGTCGTGTGCGTCGTGGCCAACACCCAGCGCTGCTATTTCCTGCGGCCGGGCGCGGTGGAGATCGACCCCCTCGACTTTTTCGAGGCGGAGCTGGAGCCCGACGCCATCGTGCAGGCGCTCAACGTCGGCGACCAAATCTGGCTCATAGGGGAAAGCGCTACCGAGGTCTGGTACCCGAGCGGGGAACTCGATCTCCCGTTCTCGCGCGTGCAGGGGCAGGCCTACAGCCGCGGCGGCGTTCTTGGGTCCGCCGTGCGTATCGACGACCGCGTGGTCATGGTCGGCGACGACGGCGTGGTTTACGAGCTGGCGGGCGGCCTGCAGCGGCGATCTCATGCCGGAATTGAAGAACTGATCCGCCAGGCGCGGACGGACGCGAGGAGCTGAATCATGGCGATGTTGTGGGCTGAGAGTTTCGACCATTACGCAAATGAAGCGGCCATGCTGGACGGAGCCTGGGCGGAGCGCGACGTGCCGTTTGCGTTCACAAGTCCCGGCCGCACCGGCGAACGCTGCATGCGCATGGGGGGCAACGCAAACGGAACGCTTCGCCGCGTCCTGGGCGGTCTGCGCGACGAAATCTTCGTGGGCTTCGCCGTTTTTCCGGAGGGCCTGCCCAACTCCAACAACAACGTCATTCTGCCAAGCATCCGCAACGGCGCCAACCAGTTTTTGGCCGAGCTGCGTTTGCAGTCCGACGGCACGCTGGAAGTGTTCAACGGCGCAGGCGCGTCCATCGGACGCACGGCGGCGCCGGTCGTTCCGAGCAACAGTTGGACCCACATTGAGGTGCGGTATCGCAGCGGCGCAGGTGACGCGCTGATTCAGGTGCGCGTCAATGAAACACAGGTTCTCGACCTGCAGGGACAGACACTCGCCTCCTCAGTCGCGCAACTGGCCTGGAGAGGCATACTGAACAACGTAGCCGTACGCTTCGACGACATCGTGATTTGCGACGCTTTGGGGGCGGTCAACAATTCCTGGCGCGGCGATCTGCGGGTGGCGACCATCCCGGTCGTGGCGGACGCCAACACGGCCTGGGGCCGCAACGCCCGGCGCAGGGTCAGTGAGGGGGTGGCGAGCACCACGGCGCTGCCCTCCTCGCATTTCTACACCCCGACGTTTGCCCTGGGGGCAGGCGACTTTACAGCCGAGACCTGGGTGCGTTTCCACGCGCTGCCGACCGGCTCCAACCGCGCGCCGCTGATGGCGAATTGGCGCGAAAACACCAACCAGCGCGCCTGGGAGTTGGCGCTTGGCGGCCCAAACTTTGCCGGGGGCCGTCTGGTCTGGCGCGCCAGTCCAAACGGCCAAGCGAACAGCGTACAGACCATCCACGAGGTGGCGCTGAACCCCGAACTGTTCCGCTCGTATCACGTCGCCGTGGTGCGCACGGACGGCGTATCGCGCCTTTACGTGGACGGCCGGCTGCACTCCACCGCCGCCGACCCGACCAACTACCCGGCGGGTTCGCGCTTGTCGATTTTCGGAGCGGGCGACGTTTCCGGCACGCAAACTAGCGCTCCAGGGATTAGCCTTGTAGGCTATCTCGACGAGGTGCGCGTCAGCGCTGTAGCCCGCTACCCAGGCGAGTTCGTGCCGCAGAGCAGCCGGCACCCGCGGGGCGGCGACGACCCACAGTGGTCTTCTGTGCGCTGGCTGCTGGGCTTCGAGGGCGCCTCTTTGGCGGATGAAAGCCCGGCGCTGCGCGCCAACAGCCAAGGCTTTACTACTTTTCCTTACACAAGCGCCGTGGTCCCCTTTGACCCCGACGACGGCTTGGCCAACTTCCAGTCGGTCGAACAACTGCGCGCGCGCGACGACACCTGGGTGGAAGCGCCGTTCCTGCCGGCGCGGGGCAGCCTTACGCTCTCCGCTCTGCCGCTCGCCAATGAAACGGTGCGGCTGGGCTCCGTGACGTATCGCTTTGTGGCTGCGCTGAGCCAAGCGAACGACGTGCTGATCGGAGCCACCGCGGACGCCTCCCTGGCCAACCTCGCCGCAGCGGTCAACGCCGGCACGGGTGCGGGCTCCGTTTACCACGATTCGACGGCGCAAAACACGGCCGTGTTCGCCAACCCGTTCCCCGGCGAGAGCCGCCTGGAGGCGGTTGCGCGCCAGCCGGGCCAAGCCGGCAACGCCATCGTCAGCACCGAGACTTTGACCAATGGGTCGTTCGGCGCCGCGACGCTCCAGGGGGGTGCGGATATTCCGCCGGCCCAGGAGTTCGTCCTTGGACCCCTGCCATTCGACGCGACCGGCGTGCGCGCGGCGATTCTGGTCAACCGGATGCGCAAGAGCGACGCCGGGGCCGCAGAGGTGCGCGCCAGTCTGGTGACGGACCTCGGCGGCGTGGCCAACGGCGCCGTCAAGGCGCTGACCACGCAGCAGTCCTACTACCAGGACGTGATCGAGATTGACCCCAACACCACCGCGGGGCTCACGCCCCAAACGCTGCTGAACGCCAAGCTGCGCCTGAACCGCACCGTGTAAAGGAGGCTTCTCGTGACCACAGCCTCGCAGTTCGGGTACGCGGTTGGCGTGTTCGCGCTGACGCCGCACAAAAGCACCAACAGCGCCGAGGCGCAGCAGGCCGCGGTGCTGGCGCCCTACGCGCAGCAGACGCCGCGCTACACCCAAGCGGCGCAGCAGCTTGCGCTCGTCGCCGCGGAGGGGCGCACGCTGCCCTACGCCTCCCAAGTCGTGGCCCTGGTCCCCTACCGCAACCGTCCTACGGACGACCGCCGCGTGCGGGCGTTTGCGTTCCACTGGGAGGGGCACCCCTTTTACGTGCTGCATATAGGCAACCGGGGCACCTACGCGCTGGATTTGCGCACCCAGCAGTGGAGCAATTTTTCCACACTCGGCTTCGGCGTCATGTGGAACGCGGAAGCCGGGCTGAACTGGGACGAGGAGGTCTGGTGCGGCGACTCTTTGAACCCGGTGTTGTGGCGCTTCGACCCCGGCTCAACCATGGACGACGGGTTCCGCCCCGTCGAGCGCGTGGTGACGGGCCTCTTGACCCTGCGGGGGCGCGCCACGGCCAAGCTGGCCGGGCTCTATCTCGCGGCGACCGTGGCCGCCGAAGGCGAGGTGCGTTTGCGCTGGAGCGATAACGAGGGGGTGCATTTTACGCCAGATCGTGTCATCGCCCTCTCAGGTGATCCAACCCAGCAGATCGCTTGGCGTGGCCTGGGGCTGGCCAAAGCGCCGGGCAGAGTGTTCGAGATCACGGACACGGGCGGGATCACCCGCATTGACGGAGCCGACCTGGAATGAGCCGCCAACGCATCGACCCTTTGAGCGGGCGCGTGCCGATCGTGGACCCGCAAGGCCGTCCCACCGAGACTTTCATCCGGCAGTGGCTGCAGGCCAAGAACGTCTCTGTCACCATCGACGGCGTGACGGTGTCACTGACGGAACTGCAGGCCGCGCTCGCGCAACTGCAGCCGGACGTGGCGGGCTTGCTGGCGCGGCAGATCGTGGCGGGAGCCGGTCTGGATGGGGGAGGCCCGCTCAGCGCCGACGTGCCGCTGGCGCTGGCGACAAGCGGCGTGACGCCTGGGAACTTCACCAACGCCAATATCAGTGTGGATGCGTTCGGCCGCGTTACCGCTGCCGGCAACGGCGCGGCGGGAGGGGGCGGGACGAGCCTACTCGGTAGCGTGGTGGGTCCAGTGGACCTGACTGCGACAGGAAGCACCGCTGTCCTTGGCTCTGTTAACGTGCCCGCAGGGACCATGAACCGCGACGGGGACGTGCTGCAGGCGGAAGCACAGTTCCTGATGACGTCCACCGGCGCTAACCGGGTGGCTCGTTTGGGCGCGCTGGGCGCGGCCAGCGGGCTTTCCGTCGCAACCGCGGGTGACATCTTTTTGGGCCTGCGCCTCACGATCATTCGGCGCTCTGCGTCTACCGGCTTTCTCAGAATTGAGCCGCTGGCCTACACAACAACGCTACAGCCTCAAAGCTCTTTCGGCTTACGCACCGCCCTGACGGGTATTGGCTGGACTCAACCGTTCAGTGTCGTTGCGGACGGAAACCGGGCCGCTACAACAGCCGGGGTGCGTCTCGAATATATGTTTGTCGAAAAGAAATCAGCCCCTTGACGCCGATCACATAGTGCATTAAAAGCACCTCAATTCGCGTTTCCGCGCGCGGCCGATGGCCATTGTCCAGTTTTCAGCAAAGCGCGGAACCATGGTCGATCCTCTTACCCTCGCCAGCGCTGGCGGCTCTATCATCGGCGGCATCGCTGGGCTTTTCGGCGCGCGCAAACGACGCCGCGCGCAGGAGGCCGCGCGGCGGGAAGCCATCGGCTTTGCGGAGCAGGGCTCCAACTACCTGCGCGACGCTTTCGGCGGCTTCGTGGAGCAGGGGCAGGGCGCAGGGGCCGCCCAGGCGGGCCTGCTGGGGCTGGGCGATCCCGCCGCCGGTCAACAGGGCTTCCAGAACTACCTCGACAGCACCGGCTACCAGTTTGAGCTGGGTGAGGGCGTCAACGCCATCAACAGCTCGGCGGCGGCTCGCGGCGCGATCAACAGCGGCGCCACGCTGAAGGCTTTACAGCGCTACGGACAGGGCCTCGCCGGCCAGCGCTTCGACAACTACCTCAACCAGCTCAACGTCCTGGCCAATCGCGGCTTCGTGGCCGGCGGAGCCGTCGGCAACTCGTTCGGACAGACGGCGGCCATCGCGGCCGGTCAGCCGGCGCCCCAGCGCGGCGCCGGCATGGCCAGCTTCTTCGGCGGCCTCGGCGGCGCCCTCGGCGAGCTGGGCTCCTACTTCAACCAGCCGCGCATGCCGGCAAACACCAACATCGGCTCGATCACGACCGCCCCGGTCACCAAGCTCGCGCCGTTCCAGACGCCCAGCCTGCACGGAGTCGTGCGATGAACGTGCTTGCCGCTTTGCGCGATGGTCAAGTGTTTGGCATGCGGGCGTTCGACGCACGCCAAGCGCAGCGGGATCGCGCGCTCGCCCGCAACGCTCTGGTGGAGCGCTACGGGCCGACCGCGCTGGACGCGCCCACGGCCATCTCCCTCGACCAGAACCAGCGCACCGCCAAGCAGACCGAGGAAACGCGCGTGGCCGCAGAGCAGGCGCGCGTCCGCAACGCCACAGTCCGCGCCCTGCGGTTTTTCGAGCAGGCCACCAAAGCCGGCGTACCGCCCCAGGAGGCGTTCGCCCGCTTCGAGCCTGTGCTGCCGGCGCTGGGCGTCACGCCGGAGCAACTGCCGGCCTTCCGCGACGATCTGACCGCCAATCCCGACCGCGTGCAGGCGTATCTGGGAGCGTTGACGGACGGGTCGGACAGGCGCGTGTTCCAGCAAACGCCCGTCTATGACCGCGACGGAACACTGCGCCTTCAGCGCACCTATACGGACGGCAGCTCGGAGATTGTTGACGGCGTAGTGCCGGCAAACGCCTTCCAGGGCGAGCAGCGCGTTGACATCAGCCGTGGCAACTTGGCGGTGCGGCAGTACATCAGCAGCCTCCCGTACCAAGAGCAGCAGGCGCTTCTGCGTGAATTTGGCAAGGATACAGGCGACTTGCTGGGAGCCCTTCCCGCCGTGCGGGTCCGGTACTAGGAAGCGCGCGATACCGTTAACCGCCTTCTCGATCACCCAGGCTTTGACGGGCTGTTCGGGCTCAATGTCAGTCTGGACAGTCTCGGCGGCTTGCTCGGCGAAAAGTCTCCAGTCAGGCCGGGCTCGGAAGAAGCGGGGGCGTTGTCGCTTTACGAGCAGATCGGCGGCCAGAACTTCCTTGCAGCCTTTGAAATGCTGAAAGGCGGCGGCCCGATTTCCGAGCGGGAAGGGCAGGCTGCGCAGGCCGCCTACACGGAGCTGAAACGCCGACTGCGGCCGGCGGAGGCCCGCCAGGCGCTGCAGCGGCTGCTTTACCACCTGGAGCGCGGCTTCGAGGCGTATCAAGTGCGTGCGGGAACGGCGCCCGGCCGAGAGGCGCCCTCGCCAGCGCCCGCCGCCCCGCGGCGCAAGTTCAACCCGGCGACCGGCTTGCTGGAGTAGGCCATGGCCAAAGAGATCGAACTTCCGGACGGCTCCATCGCTGAGTTTCCCGACACCATGTCGGACGAGGAAATCGCGGCCGTCCTACGCCGCCAGTTTGGAGCGCCCGAGCCTGCCGCCTCCGCGGCGCCGGCACAGCCCCAAGACCCGGCGCTGCAGAAGCTGCTGGCGCAGCGGGAGGCGGCCCTGCGCGACGGCAAGCCCGACGTGGCCAAGCGTATTGAAGCGCGCATCGCCGGCCTGCAGGCGGGCCGAGGGCAGGTGCAGCAAGGCGCTTTCGGCACCGGGAACGTGGTAGACCGCGCCGCTGCGGTGGCCAGCGGCAACGCGCGGCAGGTGCTCTCTACGCTTGGCGACGTGATCGCCGCGACGCTGACCTATGGCGGCCAGAACGTGCGCGCCGCCATGACCCCGGAGCAGGACAGTATCAGCCCCGGCCAGGCGGTCAGCTATGAGCGCGGGCGTCGGGAGGGGTTGACAGAGCAGAACGGCCCGCTGCTGAACACGGCCCTGAACATCGGCGGCGCCGTCGCGACCGCGGGGCCGCTGGCGCGCGCGGTCGGCGGCGTGCTCTCCCGCGTGCCGGGCTTGGCGGGCGTCGGCCGCGCGCTCACGCCAGTGACAGGCCAGACAGGGCTCAACGTGGTGCGTACAGGGGCGGTCGCTGCGGCGGAGGGAGCCGCCAGCGGTGCGGTGGACGCGCTCCCCGAGGGGCGCACGGCGGAAGGGGCGGCCTTCGGCGCAGCCTTCGGGGCCGGCGTGCCCGTAGCGATAGGCCTCCCGACCATTGCGCGCGGCGTTGCCGAGGGGGTGCAGAATTTCACAATGCCGTCGCGCAGCGCCATTCGCGCCCTGGCGCGGCGCTTGTCCACGGACGTTGACACGCTGCAAGCGCGGTTCAACGCCTTCTTGCGCGAACAGAAGCGCCCGCCCAGCGTCGCAGAGCTGGTCAACCAGGTGGACGTGCCGGAGCTGAGCACGGCGATCGGCCAGTCTCGGCGTGGCAGCTTGGCGGCGAATAAGGCGGCCGAGGACGCGCGCGCCACGCGCCCCCAGGAAGTGCGCGACCTTGTTTCGGGCGGCCGGGAGGCCGTAGCGCCCCGCGCCGTTCAGGAGGAGGCCGCGGACAAACTGACGCAGGCGCTGGGCGACGCCGCGGACCCCGGCGCGCTGCGCAACCGGCGCTTTTCGCCGTCGCAGAAGTTGCTGCAATTTCTTGACGGAGCAGATTTCGCACAAGCAATCGCGCCTCTGCGCAGCGCCACCCTGAGCGGCTTGATGGAGCGGCTGCAGACCACAGGGCGGCTCACCGTAGACGAAGCCGACGCGTTGCGCCAAGGGCTGAACAGCTTGGCGGATCAAGCGCCGACGCCCCAAGACGCCGCCCGCCTGCGTGGTTTTACCGAATTGGTCCAGCAAGAGACGGCGCGCGCCGTGCCGAAATACGGCGACGCGCTGCAGGACTACGCGCTGGCTTTACAGGCGCGCGACGGCATCCTGCGTGGTCAAAAAGTGCTCTCCGAAGACGCGGCGGATTTCATCGCGGAACAACAGGCCGCCGCCAACGCCGCCGCCCGCCGCACGGAAGCGGCTGCGGCTGCGGAGGCGGCAGGGGTGCGGCAGGGCGCCCGCAATGCGTTGATTGCGGAGTCGGAGAAAAGCTCGCGGGCGGCCACGCGCTTGACCCAACGCCTCTCCGATCCGGCCGGCGGCCTTCCGGCGCGGCTGGACTCGGCGCTCGGCCCCGGCGAGACCGCCCGCCTAGTCGAAGGTGGCGGGCAACTGGCGCGTAGCGCGGAGAACCTGGAAGCCCTGGTCCCTGTGCCGATCCGCGAAGCCAACCGGGCGCTGCAGGAGTCTCTCAAACTGGGCGGCGCGGTCGGCACCGTCGCGGCTCGCCGCGCCTCGGGCGGCTTCATCGTCTCCACGGCGACGAAGCTCACGCAGCTCGTGCAGATGCCCCCGGAGGTGGCTTACCGCATGGCGCAGGCGCTGCTGACGCCGGGACGCAGCCAGCAGGTGATCGCACAGTTGAAGGCGCAGGGCGCACGAGACGAGGCGATTGCGCAAGTCATCCGAGACGTGGCCGTCGGGCTCTCCGTCGGTGCGCACGCTGCAGTGGAGGAGTGAGGTGGAACAGCACGAAGTTGAACGCGTCGCTCAACTGGCTGCAGATCGCGCGGTAAAGAAGGTTTTTTGTACGCTGGGGGTGGACCTCGACAGCACCGAAAGCGCTAACCATTTTCGTCAAGACCTGCTCTGGGCGCGCAAGGCGCGCCTATTCCATGAAGGTGTGGGCGCGAAAATTGGCATCCATGTCTTGGTGCTCTTGACAGGCGGTGCAGTTTTTGCACTTTGGGACTGGATCAAAAGCACGTTACGAGGCTGATATGGCGTTTCAGGCACTCAGCGAAGCCCTCCTGCGCGAGGCGTGGGAGGCGTTTGCTGCTGCAGGCTATAACGCTCTGGAGGCCGCGCGACGGCTCAATCTGCCCCGGTCGACGTTCGAGAACCGACTGCGCCAAGCCCGGCGACGGCTCAATCTGCAGGTGCCGGAGAAGCAGCTGACCGGGCCGGAAGCCCCGCAGTCGGTCGTGCGCACGCTACAGGACGACGTGACGCACCGACGAGCCCTCGACGAAGCGGCCCGAGCCAAGAGCCGCCTGAAAGACGCGCTGGGCGAGTTGGCGCGGCTCCAGGACCGTCTCAAGCACCTGGAATGGGCGGCCCACGCCAGCACCCAGCCGGCGGACTGGACGCTGGCCCCGCGGCGCGCCCACGCCAAGAGCGAGCACATCCCGTACCTGTTCACCTCGGACTTCCAGATCGGCGAGGTGGTGAGGGCCGAGGAGACCGAGCACGGTTGCGCCTACGACACCGAGGTGTTCCGGCGCCGCTACCGCCGGCTGATCGAGACCACGATCTATCTGAGCCACGAGCACGCTGGCGCGACGTGGACTTATCCCGGCATCATCTATGCCCGCGGCGGCGACACGATCTCCGGGGGCATCCATGAGGAGTTGCGCGACACCGACGACCTGACGCCGATCGAGGCGTGCGAGGTGGCGTTCGAGGAGGAGAGCGCCGGGATTTACAAGCTGCTGGAGGCGTTCGGCCGCGTCGAGGTGAAGGACTGCGGCGGCGGCAACCACGACCGATCCACGCACAAGCCGCGCTCGAAGCGGGCCGTCGCACACTCCTATGACCGGGTGATCAGCTACATGCTGCGCCGGGAGTTCCGCAACGACACGCGCGTCAGCTTCCAGACCACCGAATCGCCGGATGTGTATTTCCCGATTTACGACATGCGCATCCTGCTGACCCACGGCGACAAGATCGGCTCACGCGGCGGGGAGGGCTTTATCGGCCCGGTCGCCACCATCGCGCGCGGCGCCCAGAAAGTGATTATGGAGCAGGCCGCACTTGGGCGTCAAGTGGACCGTGTAGACGTGGGGCATTTCCACACGCCGATGTACATGGGCTGGTATATGTGCAACGGCACCACGGTTGGTTATAGCGAGTACGCCAAAATGCACCGCCTGCGGCCGAGCGGCCCGCAGCAGTTTTTGCTGTACCATCACAGCAAGCACGGTGTGGTAGACATCAAACCCATCTTGCTCGGAGGCTCATAATGCTGCCCTTCCTCGCCACCTTTACAGCGGCTTTTGTGTTCGTCTTTGTCAAGGCGTTTCAGCAACGCAATGTGGCTCTGGCGCAGTATGTTTGGATCGTGCCCACAGCTCTTTTGATGGCCGTGGCCGAAGTTTTTGTCGTCGTGACTATTGCCGGCAAGGGATTTAATGTGTACCTCGTCGCGGCGGTCGGCCTGGGCTCCGGGCTTGGGGCTCTGGCCGCGACCTGGCTTCACGCCCGTTACCTTACGAGGACCAAATGACCAACATTCGCAAAGACGTGCTGGGGACGGCGGACAAGCTCGTCAACGGCGACCGCAACAACCAGTACGGCGACCCGCGCCAGGATTTCCAACGCACCGCGGCGCTGTGGACCGCGCTACTGGGCGACCAGTTGACGCGCCCGCTGGAGGACTGGCAGGTCGCCCAGTTCATGGCCGCCCTCAAGCTCTCCCGCATCAGTTGGACGCCCGCGAAAGAGGATAGCTGGGTAGACCTCGCTGGCTACGCCGCCTGCGGCGCGGAATGCGCTCTGTGGGACTCGCGCCAGCAGGCTCCGAACGGCTGCTCCGAGCCTGCGGAGAAGCCCGGCTGCAACGTTGGCGACACGGTGGAGCTGGCCGACGGGCGAGTGGCCGTAGTCGTGGGGGTGTTTTGATGATGCGAATTTCGCCCGCCGGAATCGCCCTTATCAAAGAGTTCGAGGGCTGTTCCTTGAGCGCCTACCAGTGCTCGGCCGGGGTGTGGACGATCGGCTACGGCTCGACCCGCCCCGTCGTGAAGCCCGGCGACGTGATCTCCAGGGAGGAGGCTGAAGCGCGGCTGCGCAACGATCTCAGCCACTTCGAGGCTGGCGTCGCCGCGCTGATTTCCCAGGCGGAGCAGCGCGAGTTCGACGCGCTGGTCAGCCTCGCGTTCAACATCGGCCTGCAGGCGTTTACGCGCTCGACCGTCCGACGGCAGCACAACGCCGGCAACAAACAGCACGCCGCCGACGCCTTCCTCATGTGGGACAAGGTGCAGCGGCGCGTCGTGCGGGGCCTGCAGCGCCGCCGCAGAGCCGAGCGCGCCCACTACCTGGGCATCGCCCGGTGAGCCCGGACCTCGCGCCGTGCTGGGCGTCCAAGCTGGAGCTGAAAGGCTCTTGCTGGGTCTGGCGCGGCTGGGACTCGGGGAACGGGTACGGCAAGCTGCGCTGGGCCGGCAAGGCGTGGATGGCTCACAGAGCAATTTACACCCTGCTGGTCGGCGACATCCCCGCAGGCATGGTGCTCGATCATAGATGCCGCAACCGGGCCTGCTGCAATCCGGACCACCTGGAGCCTGTCACCCCGCGGGAAAACACCCGCCGGGGCCAGGCCAAACTCTACACCGCCAAGAGGGGCAAATGACGACAATAGCTTGGGACGGAGAAACGCTTGCAGCCGACACCGCCTGTGTCGAAGGTCTCATGCTGGTAGGCCGTATCTCAAAAATCGGCCGCTACCAGACGGAGCAGTGGGGCGAGGTGTTGGCAGGCTCCGCCGGAAGCGCGGCAGCAGGCGACGCTTGGCTGGCATGGCTCGCGGACGGCGGGCGCGGCCCCGTAACCCCTTCGCCAGACGCAGAACGCTTTGTCATCCTGCGCTCGGGCGAGATTCTGGTGTGGGAGCCGAACGAGCCCCTGCCGCTGACGCTCGCTCCCGGCGCCTACGCCCTGGGCTCCGGCGCGGCGATCGCTCTCGGGGCGCTGGCTGCTGGCGCGAAGGCGGGGAGGGCCGTCGCCATCGCCGCCGAGATCGACTGCCACACCCGCGCCCCGGTCGAACAGGAGCGCTTTACAGCGTTACACTGAGGAGAGGGCGGCCATGCAGCAGTATCACGCGCTGGTGGAAGACATTCTCGCCCACGGCGTGGATCGCGCCGACCGCACCGGCACGGGCGCGCGCAGCGTGTTCGGGCGCCAGATGCGCTTCGATCTGGCTGACGGGTTTCCCCTCCTCACCACCAAGAGGCTGCACGTCAAATCGATCATCCTTGAGCTGCTCTGGTTTCTGCGCGGCGACACCAATGTGCGCTGGCTGCAGGCGCAAGGGGTCAGCATCTGGGACGAGTGGGCCGACGAGCGCGGCGATCTGGGGCCAGTGTA